TACCCAAGTAGCCAAACGTTTACCATAACCTAATGTAATTACGTTTATGATTTTTTCTAATAGTGTTCCTAATCCCATATTTCTATATATTTATATAATAATGTCTTTTTTATGAGATACGCTTTTTTGCTTTTAGTATCTCCTTTAGCAACAAATTCTGAATAACGTAAATTGTTTTCTGATATGCATTTTCTAATGTTCTCAGTTGTAAACCAATTATATTTATAACCATCGTATATAACCCAATATTTAGCTTTAGTTGTAGTTAGTGCAGATAACTTGTTGTTTGATTCTATTTCAATAACTATGTTACCTGTCTCTTTGCTTTTTTCATCAGCTTTAACCTCAACACCAAAATCTAATTCAGGAATAAAAATATCGTATTCTTTACAATAACCTTCTATCATATATGCTTGATTGTATTTCTTTTGTATTTGTTCAAGAACATATATCTCGTGTATCCTACCTCTTTCTAAATCTCTTTTAAAAGTTTCTACCATTCTATATTTTCTTTTATTAGATTTTTTACATTCTTATATGTATTATATAACGAGTAATAACTAATTCCTGAGTTTTTAGATAGTTCTGCTATACTCATACCTCCAGAAATTAAATCAAAGACTTTTTTGTCATACCAATAGATTTTATCTAACACACTATCTAGCTCTTTCATTTTACCCTCTATGTCTTTGTATTCTTTTATTTCTTCTTCCTCTACAAACTTTTCTAAGTATTCTACGTTTACTTTTGTAATCTTTGCTTCTTTGCGACATAAATCTATAAACAACGATCTTAATATTCTGTATATATAGAAATGGTTTATCTCATCACCATAGCTTATATCTGTGCCATTACTTATTAGAGTGTGTACTTTTAAATACATCTCTTGTACAATGTCCTCGCACTTGTTACCCTCGCAACCGAATGATTTAACAATTCTACACCAGTCAGAATGTTTATTTGCTATTTTTTCTAGTGTTGTCAATGGTTAGTTGTTTCTTTGTTCTATATTTTATTAAATTTTTTCCTCCTACTTGAAAGCCAACATTATTTAAAATAGACTTGAATAGTATTGGTTGCTCGTGATTTGTCGGTTTATAGCCTAGCGAAATTTCTTTTACCTTAGCGACAAAAAGCCTTGTGTACATCCAAGCGTCAGGACTTGCGATATACCTGTGTACAATTAAAAAATCATCAGAACGATTGCCGTTCATCGCACCATTTTCAGAATCTCCGAGACTAGGAGGTGGAACTTGTCCACCAAATTCGTGATTAGGAGGATGTTTGCGCCTTAGGCTTTCGGTAACAGCGTGTGCGCATATCCAAGTAGATATATTGTATTTTCGACAAAAAAGCCTTATATCAGTTAAACATTCATATCCGTACTCATATCCATTAGTGTTTTTTAAATCTTTTCTTAATGAGTTTATCGGATCAATAAGTAAACCTTGATAATCCCAAGCATCCTTGACTTTCTCAGCTAACTTTAAGAGTTCTTTATAAGTGTATTGTCTGTTAATGTCTACAAACTTAAAATGATTATATACAAAATCTTTAGATTCTTCGTAGTCTTTTTCTTCTATTTTGTTTATGGGTTTACCCTCTATAAATTCAATTAATTTTTTTATGAGCTGTACTGCATCATTTTCTGAAGAAAATACTAACCATCTAATATTGTGTTTTAGTGAGTAAAGCAACATAAGATAAAACGTAAAGTGTGTCTTTCCCACATTGTTATGCCCTAAAATAAAATTCATATTTCCAGCTACAAAACGGAATGAGCTATCTATCTCTTTGTGTCCTAGCTTTAAGGCTTCTTTGACTTTGCCTTTTCGGTAGTCGTTTAGTTTGTTTATATGTTCTGAATAGTTTATAAGCATAAAAAAAGGGGGTACGAAACCCCCTAATAATTAAAATGGTAAATCATCTTCTCTGTCTGGAGACTGAGCCTCCACAGCTACTTCCTCTACTGCCTCTTGTATTCTCCATCCTTGTATTGAATTAAAGTATTTATAATCTCCTTGAGGGTTTTTCCATTCTCTACCTTTTAAGTTAATTGAGACATCTACTAAAGCACCTTGTGTGCAAAAATTTGCATCTAGTAACCCTGCTTTGTCTTGTACAAACTCTATTGAGATATGTTGAGGATATTGTTCTGATGTTTTTATTACAAGCTCTCTTTTTCTAAACTTGGAGCTTATGTCTTGTATCTTTCCTATTTTTACTATATTACCTTTTACTTTCATTTTATTTATTATTAGTTTTTAAATATATACTTTTTGGTGTTCGATCGTATCTTAAACTTCTGATACCATCCCTATCTATAATTTGATTTTCTAAATCTATAATTATATATCCTTGTTTTACAAGAAGTTCTATCGCCTTTAATTGTTCTTGCGCCCTTTCTTGTATTCTATAGCTTTCAAATATTTCGTTGCTTATTGCCATATCTATTTGTTTATAAAGTCTATAAATAATTGTGCATCTGCAAGTACAGTGTGTGCATCTGATTGAGGACGATTAGCGTTAAAATCACAAGCTGCTTTAACCATTGATTGCCTAATAATTAACTGATCTTTATTAGGTGGTGTACTCGCTTGAGGTTTATACTCTAGTCTAGCAGTCTTATATTGTTCACTAGTTATAGTGTAAAAAACTTCAGTTCCTATAGTTTTCTTAAACTCGCCTTTTGCCAAGAATTGAAACTCATTACCATCGTCAAACCTGACTTGGTATTTGTTAAAAGTACCAGATGCGTTTGTATATTCGCCTCTAGGACTGATATGGGTTATTTTTCCCTTTTTCATAATTTAATTGATTTTGTAATTGATTAATTTTTTCAGTCATAGCTATTACTCTTTGATAGTATAGTTCTATAAGCTGATCTTTTGGACTTTCCATAATTTAATTTTACTTAAAGTTATAAATTATTTTTGGAAAGTAAACTATTGTTAATAAGTTTTTTTTAGAGTTTCTACTTTTTCTTGATAAGAATTTATTAAATCTAACAAATCTTCATCTGATTGTTTTATGATTTTTTTGCTTTCTGTTAAAAGTTCCTCTGCTTTATTATAACCATACTCTTTATTAAGATTGCAGCCGAATATAAAAGACTGCCCATATCTCATACAATTGCACTGATAACACTGTACCCTACAGTTGTCCTCTCGCCATCTCAATATTCTACTAGCACGGCTGATAAAATGCCCATTTTGCATACCCTCTCCTTTCCAATATGCTTTCTTTGAACAAGTATAGCATTTTACTATGCCATTTTTGTCAGCGTGTTTTAGTCTTATGTATTCGCTAAATATCTTGTCAAGACGTTTAATTAAGTTTTTTCGTGAAGATTTGCGAGGCATACTTGAAATTTACAAAAAAAAAGTATAACTTCGCTTATATAACGTATTATAGTTACGTATTACTCTCTTAAACAACATATACGTATTATAGTTACGTATTGTATTACGTATTACGCTATTTCTTAAATAAACTTGTAGCTTTTTCTGTAGTTCTCCCACCAAAGTAAGCTAACACTACAGCCATCATAACTTTCTCAAAAGTGTCATTCCAAGTATCATTTATGTGAAAAGGTACGCTTTCTATACTATCTAAGATACCTGCTAAAGAAAATATACATATACACCACACTAAAACTAAAGGACGTACGTTTTTACTTAACCAAGAATCAGACATACTATCTGCTTTCCATCGTGAAGTTATAGCTTCTATCTCTTTGTTTTGTTGATCGTATATTAGCTGTTGTAACTTGATTTTATCCTCTTGTGGTGCATCTGCCTTAGTTATCTCTGCAATCGCTTCCTGTGGGCTTGTAACACCCTTTAAAACGCTTCCTAGCGTAGGGTTTAACATACTTGCAGCACCAAGTAATACTTGTCCTACTTTTGTGTCTTTAAATTTCTTACTCATAATAAAATCTCCATTTAAGCTGAACGATTAATAAATATACATTGACTTCTTCGTATTGGTGTTCTTCGTCTGGTGGAAAAAAATTGAAACCTAAATTTAATCCATTGGGTAAAAGAAGTATTATAGAAAAGTCCATTATAATAATTCGTATTTTGTTTTTCCGTTTTCTCTTATAGCTCTTAGAACTCTGTTACGATTTTCTTTTTTTGATACATAAGAACAATGCACCCAATCAGGATTGTCATTTGTACCAAATTCATATATTAACTGATCAAAGTCTAAATTCTCTCTTATGTATTGGAACATCTCAAAATTTGTTTTATGCCCAAACACATCATCTACGTCTATAGCTTGTCCTTTACAATGTTGTGATTTTTTACTTCCACCTATTGCTGTGTTTAAATCAGGACTTCTAAAAAAAGATGTAATCTTTATAGCACCACCTACATACAATCTAAGAGGCTCGAATATAAACTCTGCTACTTTGTACATATTATCTAATTGTTCTTCGTTAGGAACGTTCTCTATGCCTCTACGCTTTGCTGTAGCACTATGTACTGCTTCCTTGTAAGAAATATGTTTACTTATTCTCATAATCTAAAATTTAAACCTACACTTGAATTATATATCTCTGAGTCCCAAAACTTAGTATATTCACCCTCTACAAATACACCAACACTTTTAGATAGTTTCCAACCAAAGCTAATACCAGCTTGATAATCTTCCCATTGCTCGTGTTGTGAGTCTTGTCTTAAACCACCTAAACCCCAGTTGTTTCTGTTGAGGTAACTAAAGTCTACATCTCCTTTAACGTATTTGTGATACGGAAGTAAGTATGAAGCGTATGCGTGTAGCCAAAAGTTTCTCTTATAATGATAAAAATCAAAACCTACAATAGGAGATACTACACCAAAAACATCTAACTCATCCCATACTTCGTTATTATATCTGTTTATTAAAGATTCAAATACAGTATCCCTAAATTGTAAATCTGATAGTGCTACTACGTTACCTTGTGGATCATACCAATAATAATCATAAACTTGCTCTCCGTCAATATCTATTGTAACCCACTGATCTGTAAAACCATAATTGTAACCAAGCTGATACCAATAATTCACAGGGTAACCATTGTCATCTATTTCGTTTAGCCATATCTCGATAGGATTATACCCATAAGGGCGTTGATGAGTACGATAAATAGCACCTGCACTAATTGAAAACTTTTTACCTATTGGTAGTTTAGCTCTTACCTCTGCTGATTGATAGTTAAAATCTATTTTGCCTTGCTCTCTACTTTCTAATTTTACCATATGATACTTACCACTATGTTTTATGAAGTACCTGTGGTTTATGTACACTTCGTCTCTTGCTCTTTCTTTTTCGTAGTGAAAGGTGTACTCTAAGCCATTTACAGGAGAATTAGGTGCTGATAGTCCAATATTGTTTTCTGTGCCATCGTAGTAATGTTTCCCTTTGATTTCGTAGTCAAATCTTGCTAACTTACGAATACCAAAACCATATCTATAATCAAAGTCATAATAATCAGTACCATCAACAACTACAGGAGGCTCATATAAATTACCACTTGGGTTAGTTCTTACAAAATAATCTTTAGGGTTTTCTTTAGGGTTTTTAATGTCTCCTGCAACATAAATTGTACTATACTTAAATAACTCTTTGTATATGCTTTTTAAGAATGTATTTTTACGTTTTAATCTTTCTTGTGTAATTACTTGTGCTGTTGTACTTACAAACATTAGTAACATTATAAATGTAAAAATTTTTTTCATAATTAAAATTTGCTTTCTATTATTTCTTCTATTTGGTTTTCTATTAATTCTATTGAGTTTTCAGGTAGCTTTAAGCTAATACCTGACTCTATTCTATATACTTCCTCACCATTATAGAACAATACAATAGTAGGAAGATACTTAATATTAAGTTTCTTGAATTCATCTTGTGCTTTAGACATATACAATGTTTTTGTATCGTATCTAAAAGCCTTTAAGGATATTTCATTTGATTTTACAAACTCTGCACTATACTGAACAATATTAATGTCCGATTGGGCAAAACTCACAAAAGTCACTAAGTAGGCAATTATTACACATAGTCTCATCTGTTTTTACTAATTTGATAGAGTCTCTCGTCAATTTTGTTAAGTTGTTGTTTTATTTCGTTTACATCCTCATTCATAGTTTCTTGTTTTTCCTCTATTCTTTTTATTGTGCTTCTTACTAATTCGTCCTTATATTGAAACTCAATAGGGTTTACTGTGTTAGATTCTAAACTTTCAATATTCTCTGTGTTGTTGGTTACACTAGAAGCTAGGGTAAAGTACACCCCAAATACTGTAGATAAACCGATTACTACACCTACTATTTCTTTTATTGATAAACTAAATTTTGATTCTGTATTTAATTCTTGCATTACATTTTATTTTCTTGATATGATACACCCATAAAAGAATGTACACCCTCACCATCTATTTCAATAGCGTAAGTTTTCCATCCGTAAGGGTGATCATAACTTATGTTTTCTTCTTCATCTATTTCTTGTATTTCGCTTCCATTCCAAAGAACGTCAATGTGATATTTAGTAGAGTAAATAGGTGATTTTGTTTCGTTACCCTCATCATCATACTCGCCTTGTTCTAGCTTTATGTTGCCTAGCTTTACAATAGCGTGATTATGATTTTCAGGTAAAGCATCTATTTTACTATCAGCTTGACTTTCTGAATCAAATTCGTATTTACTTACTTTTATCATTTTTCTTTTTTGCTTTGTATTCTTTCCAAGATTCTGGCTCTTTGCCATCCCATTCAACAATTATAGAATTACCATCTAAAACTATATTGTGTGAATGTGGTGTTTTTATGCTATTATACATAGCCACCATTTCATCTCTATCTTTAAAATTATATTTCATATCTAACTTGTTAATGTTACTAATTCTGCATCTGTTAATGTTTGTTTAAAAACAGCTATACATTTTATCTTTCCCTCCATCTTGCTAGAGCCAGTACTAGTAGCTAGGTTTACTCTATCTAATGTGTTTGCAGTATATGTAGCACCTATTGTATCAGTTGCAACTTGTACACCATCAATATAAAATTTAAAATCGTTTTCTTTCCATTGTATAGCGTATTTGTGAAATTGAGAAATGTCAGTTACTGTCTGTGTAGTTGTCGCTACATTATTACCATTTGCTCTTACTCTTAATGTAACTCTATCTTCTGAATTGCCAAAATCTACTCTGATTTCATTACTTGAATTACCACATAAAGCAATTCTTCTTGTTGATTTAAATTTTCTAGCTAATCCTGCGAGATTGACATAAAAAACACCCTCTGTAGAATTAATTAAATCAGTATTACCTGCATTACTCATAGAATCACCAAGCCTGGTTGTAGTTGCACCATTAGTAGGTATATACGATGTTAAAAAGCTGTCAATATCTGTATCACCATTGGCTTCAGCTTGTACACCAAACATATATATAAAATTAGTGCCATCTCTTGTAATACTGGTAATACCACTTGAAGTTGCTATACCAATATCAAACCTACCACTTACATCTGTTGTTGTTCTAATAGATATTGTGCATCTATACCATCCATTACCATAATTTTCCATTTTTACATCAGAATGATTTGCACTAGCTAATGAAATAGATCCTGTATTAAGATTAAAGAAAGTATCCCCATTAGCTGAAGTATCATAATTAACTGTTCGTATATAAGCAAAGTCTGTAGAGCCTTTTTTTAAAAATATAGAAAAAGTATTAGAATCACCACTTGTTACAATTGTGTTACTATATTGTAGACGAGAAATCCCACTACCACCATCATCACTATCGGTAAGTTTCCATCCATTGTTAGTACCATCAGGAGCAGTAATACTATTAGCTGTTAATACACATTGATTTAGAAATGGATTACTGCTACCATCAAATATATCTCCTTGTGTAAAATCATTTGAATAGGTAGCTGTATTTGTCGATGTTGGCTCGTGAAGATATACTCCTACTCCACTTAAATAATCTATTCTTGGGATGTGGATAGCTACTGTTTCTATTAGCCCACTTTCGTTTACTATAGTTGCAGTTGTATTTCTTTGAAAATCAAATTGAGCCATTGTTACTTTTTTTACAATTACATTGTCTATTGAGCCAACAAAGCCTGGGTTTTTACCACCTGGATTAACTACAAAAAAAACAGCATCAGCATCTCCTGACAGACGATTTATTTCAATTATTTGAGTAAAAGTACCTGCTGTTGTTCTAGGAGTTCCTGAGTGCTGACTTGCTAAGTCGCTAATATTACTTGAATCACCAAAACCTACTGTAATTCGCCCAGCAGTAAAAGAAGTAACTGTATAAGTTATTTCATAAAATTGTCCAACTTTATAATTTCCACCACTTTGAAATAAAAACGAAAAACTACTTTGTGTGCCATCACAACTTGCAACACCATTACTAATACTCCAACCATCGCCTTTAGTCCAGTTGCTGTCGGCATCAAAGCCACCATTAATAACTACATCGTTACCTAGAGAACGAGCTGGTTTAATGCAGGCTGGTTGTGGTGGCGCTGGTACACCAGCTCCTAAGTTTTGAAAATTCGCTGTAGGTGAATATACTATACTTGCTTTTTGTAATAAAGGATGATTCATTATAGTTCTTCTAAAAGTTTTACTGTTTCTCCGTTGTTTTCGTATGTTATTGAATGTCTCCTTAAATCAGAAGTAAGATACGCTACATAGTAGTCATCTCCCCAACTATTATCATTTTGTCCGTTTCCCCAATAACTGTACGAATAACTTATTCCCCAATCGATTGTATTTGCCATTTAAATACTTTTTTAGTTTAATTATATTTTTTTCTTTTGGTTTGTATATCACAATACCCATCCATTAAATAGTGCATCTGAATCAGGATATACATCACCACCTGAATTATCATTATACTCAGGAAATAAATTACTATTATTATTGATGTAATCTAAAAACCTTTGAGTGTAATATTCTGCTTTGTCTCTTGCTTTACTAGCTAGATAATCTACTTCTTCTTTTACTACTGTTTCTGCGTTCTCTGATGAGCCTTTAAATACTCCTCCGTTTTTTATAGAGTAAGCAGCAAACGGAATATACTCAGCTTGTGCAAACCAAAGTAACATAGGCTGTACATATGTGTTTAGCAAAGTTTGATAGTTTCCTGTAACACCACTACCAGATATATCTGCTTGTAATTTATCGTATAGTTTTGATCCTAAATAGTTTCTTATTTCAATCTCTTGTGCTAGTTTGATAAACTGAATGAACTTATCAGTATCTACATTCCCATCAATGATACTATTCTTTACTAAATCTGTTCTCGATATGAATAATGCTGTTGCCATAATTATCTACTTATTCCTATTTTCTTAGCGTATGCTGCTGTATATCCACTATAAGGCATATCCTTTGGCTTCATAGCTACTTTTTGTGCGTTTTTAGGTGCTATGAAACCTCGTCTTTTTGCTTCAGAATCATATAACTTTTTACCTAAACTCTTATTGCCATCTTTTCTTAAATACGTTCTTCTACTCCAATAATGCTCACACCTTGCGCCTCCTTTGTATAACCATATAGAGTAGGTGTCTGATCCGTTCTTACCAAACCCTGCATTTACTGCTATTCTATCCATAGCTTTTATGTCCTCTTTACGATACACTTTTCTAGCTCTTACCATTTTTTTACAAAACTCTCTTGATGTTTTCTTTACTCTGTTTGGACTATAATAATATCTTACTAAAAATGTAAAGCCTAATAATTTAGCAGCAGGTGTTTTTCCGTCTTGTTCACTTTCTCTATAAGGTGTAGCCTTTCCTACTCTAGCTAATTTTATTTCATTGTTTGTCTGCTCTATCAATTCATCCATTTCGTCATCAAACTCATAATCAACATCTGACTCATCTACTAAATCAAAGTCTTTTAATAGTTCTTCCTCATCTTCACCTAAATCAATCAAATCTTGTGCTATAGAATCTCTAAAATCATCTTCCTTACTTAATTTGACTCCTGTTTCTTCTTCTTTTGTTTCTTCGTCCTCGATATTCTCCATATCAACAAATTCGAGTGGCTGAAGCGTTTTAAAGTATAAATTAAGCGAGATATCATTATAAGCTAGTATTCTATCAAACGACTCAATTAAAAGTCCTTGAAAGCTCTTAATTACAAGATTGTCAAACAAGATAGATGCTGTCTTCAATTCGTCAGCGTTGTTTCCTAAACCTGTATCGTCTTTGATACCAAATAACATAGGACTAACAATCCTGTGAGATACCATAATCTTTTTAGAACTCTCGTTACTAAGAAACTCGTATTGTTGGTGTGCATCACTTAATTGTACAGGCTCTATACTTGCTGCTGTTTCTGGATTGTCGTTAAATGCTAAAATAAATTTACCTGCATTACTTGAGCCACTAAACTTTTCGTAGATTCTTCTCTCTATCATTTCTCTTTGCTCAGGATCTGGAGTTCCATTATTGAAGTTAATTAACATACTTGGTGCTAGTCCATTTAGTATGTTGTTTAAATGGAAGTTAGAAATCTCCTCCTCTAATTCAGCGTATTGTGTACCACCTTGATAATCTACTGGACTATAATACTTAAAACCTGCTCTATAAGGCTTGATGTAAAGTATTTCTAATCCCTCTTTAGAAGTTCCAAATGCAGGTATTCTTTTTAATTCGTTTCCTCGCTTGTACTTTGCCCAATCACTAAAATAATAGTAACCCTCTATTTCTCCTTTTTCGTTGCATTTTTCGGCTCGTAATGTTTCGATTGGCATATGTTCTAGCTGTACAATCTTAGTTCTATCTTTTGAGTAGATTACTTGTATTGCACATTGCCCCATAAGTTTTAAGTCATAACATAGTTTTCTGGTACAATCATTGTTAAACAAAGATTTCATTTGTGCATACTCATTAGGCTTTTTATTTGAATTGGTAGCATCTAAGCCTTTTCCGTAAATCATCTCACTAACACCATTTATAATAGCGTTATTTGTAGGACTTCCGTTATATCTGTCGATAAGGTATTGGAAATAGTTATTATCTTCTCCATACTCGATGAAGTCTTTACCTCTTACCTCTTTTACTACAGGTGAAGTATAGGTGCTTAAATTTACAATACTTAAATCTGATTTATTTTTCATACAATTATATAATCGTTGTCGTGCTTGTCATCTCCTGATGGAGTTGTATATTCGTTTTTATTAACACTATAATACAAGTTGTTTGATTGACTAATAAGTTGATTAGCACAAAATATTTTATCTTTATAAATTACATTAGAAAATACACCTGAAACCTCCTCGATAGTCAAATCATAAAATCTTCCATCTACTAATACAGGATCAAAAGCCTTAGATATTACTAAGTAGTTTTTGTCTGTAGTTGCGCTTACCTCAGTATATGATGTTGAGGTGTTTGTTGAATCATCTCTTACAGTCATTTTTACACTTGAGGGATAACTTCTAGGTATTACTTTTATTGTTTGTGCTGATGCAGTTGGTGTTAAGTGTATCATACTTATATAACGTATAAACTTTAGATTTTGTGTATAAAAAAAGAGGAGTTAAAAAACTCCCCTTTAAAAACAAAACTAATTCAAAAATTATGAAAACTCTAAATTTTCTCTAATATACGAAATTAATTTTAATTTGGTGTAATTTGAGTACCCTCTGTTGCGCCATCTATTACAGATTTCTGTACAAATAATGGAGGGTTTTGTTCTGATGTTGTAAAGGTTAAAGAATAACCAGACATATCTCCCATAGCTGCACCACTACTAAATGTACCTGTAGTAAGCTCACAACCATTATTTTCTCCTAGTAAAAAGAAATTGCCATTATAATCAGCTACAATGATTTGTGGACGTGCTACTGCAAGTAATTTTATTTCTTCAGATGTTGCTTTTTCTTGGAATGTTAAGTTTAAAACTAAACTTGATTCGTAGAATGTTGTGCCATTCTCTCTCGATGAGGTTACAGTAGTATCAAGTGTGGATGTACCTTTGATGTCAAACTTCATAAGTGTTGGGCTTCCACCAAATGCTGATACTTCTCCACCTGATTGACTTAAATCTCCTAAAGCACCAAAATCTACAAAGTAAACAGCTTTCAAACCACCTACTCCTGATTTACAGGGTAAAGCTCTACCTTTTGTTAATATACAAGCCATATTTTCTAAGTATTAAAAAAAGGGTAGGCAGAATACTACCTACCCTCTTATATGTTAATTTAATTTATTTATTAGTCGTAAAGAACTACGTCAGCACCTACACCGATTTGTACACCTGCTGTATATCTCATTACTACTCTTACATTTTGACTTCCGTCTATATCTGACATATCGATAACTTTTACTTCGTTTCTGTCATTCAATAAACCTGTACCAAAATATAAGTTACTTGCTCTTGCTGCAATAGCACAGTTATCTCTAAAACCTGATGATGGGTAAATGTTGATACCATCGAAAGATAAAGCACCACCTGAATACCATAGGTTTCCTCTATTTTCTACACCATTAGCACCGATACCTGCAACACCTGCTGTAGCACCCGATCCACTAGTTACACTAGCAAACCCACCTAAAGCTCTTACATACGCCTTAAAGATGTTTTGTGATACATAAATGTTTAAGTCATCTGCACCATACACACCACTAGGAATTTCATCTACAATTTTTCCTAATTCTGTGATTACATTTGCAGAAGTTACTGTAGTTCCTGTAACATCTCTTACAGTTCCATCAGCTAAAGCTAATTGTCTAAAGCCATCAAAGTTACCCTCTCCTGCTGCACCATCCCAGATAGAAGTTTCAGTTGCACTTGCAACCTCTGCTGCTACTCTTGCGATAACAAAGTCAGAAAATAATGGAGGTAAATTATCAAAAGCAGAAAAGCCCATTTGAGCTGCTTCCCAATCAGCGTGTAATTCTTTCTTACAAATCTGTAGGTTAACTTGTAACTCAGTTGGAGTTAATACTTTTTCAGTAAGTGTAAGTCCTGAAGTCGTTGAATCGAAATCACAATCAGCACTTCTTACTAAACTTGAGAAAGCCCCTACTTTCATAGCAGCTTTAAATTTAATGTTAGGTAGAATAGTAATAGCAGCATCATCTAAAGTTTTTGCTGTCAATAAAGATGCAGCAATGTATTTACCTGCAAATTCTCCTGCATAACTACTACCTGTAATTGTTGGATTTGGCATTTTTTAAATTTTAATTGGTTAATTTTTTCATTACTCTATCTAAAGCAGTTTCTTTTCTGTTTTGTCCGAATCTTACTTTAAATTTCTCTTGTGCTTCTGGATTGTGAGAGATAGGCTCTACAGCAGGAGTTTTGCTAAGTTCTTCTTTAACTTGCTCTGCCATTTCTTCTTTCTCTTTCTTTTCTTCCTTTAGCTCTTTGATCATACCTTTGATTTCCTCAACGGCATTTTCAAATTCTTCTTTGCGAACATATTGCATTTCTTCTTTTTCTTCTTCAGCGTCTGTTCTATCTTCTTCTTCTACTGTAGGCTCTTTTTCTTCAGCAGCTTTAATCTCTGCAATAACTCCCTCTTCTTCAACTACTAACATTCTTCCATCTTCCATTTGGTATTCGCCTTTAGGTACTGCTACCTTTTCATCTTCTGTAAGAATAAATACTTCGTTTCCTGATTCAAAAGCATCTGCTTCTAATACTGTTCCGTTTTCGAGTTTAAGCTGTGCTAACTCTAATGCTTTCTTTGGAGATTCTTCTTTGACTTCTTCTCCCAAGTAAGTCTTGATTTTGTTTAAGATTTCTGTTGATTTCATATTACTATAACGTGTTAAAATTTATATTTGCATTTTTATTATTTTACTAATTCTCTGTAGTCGTTGTTAGATTGTTTCATTAACTCTGTCGCAATTCTATAATCACTTTCAATTTTTTGTGGCATATCTACGCCTAAATCTAAAACTGCTTTTCTAAATTCTTGATATTCTTTATCTAAATTTGAAAAATCATTAGCAAGATTTGTATATTTTTTTCTTGCAGCTTCTCTTGCATTTACTATACTAACAATATCTGATGTAAAGTTCTGTATTGACTTTTCAAAAGTTTTGTTTTTTGCTTTGAAATCTTTTATGTTTCCTAATTCTACTTTTGTTACTGTAGAAACATTTTGCATCGCTTTTTTTCTCATAACTTATATTTTACCGATTCCTTGATTTATTATATTA